CTACAAGTGGCTGGTTAAAGAAGCTCATAAGATCTAGGGCCTCTGTAAGGGGTCTGTTTATTTCGTCTGATGATAACGGCCTTGAGATCATACTCAGCAAATCCATGCCTGTACCAGCATCACTAGCGGCCTTTTTAACATCATTATCTGTTTTTGCCCAATCAGACACAGGTATTACAGACTTTGGTTTTTTCGTTGGTTTTTCTTTTTTATCTTCCGGGCTATCAATAAAGCCATTTCCATTCGAGAGTGGTAGTTTATCAATCGCAGCGCCTCTGGTTCCCCTTAACACTTTTGATTTAAAATGTTTATTATACAGGAAGTCATTTATCAAAAACGCTATCGAAAGAAATCTCATATTATTTAATATATTTTGTTTGTCTAAAGTCTCAATTTGCTTTTCTGTTAATTTTATATCTGCTATTTTTGATGATTTTCTTATTGCCCCAAGCCAAGCGTCATTATTCGGAGCCGGATTTAGAGAATTAGTTAACACAGGAGCTTCGTTAAAAGAATCATATAGATAGGTTGAAACAATTAATCTGGCGTCTTTTTTGTATTTGGTGTCGCTTTTAAACTGAAAGGATACAACTCCAACATTTACCGCGCTTTCTTCACCAGATCCACCCAGTTCTTTAGTGTTGGTAAAGCTGTCTTTCATTTCATTATAAGCTAAGTTAAACCCTCTTGCTACCAAAGATGATATTACATCCGTCCTTGCCTCACTTATAACGCGGCCCAACTCTTCTTTTATGATTGATCTTAGTTCATCAGTTGTTAACTTCATTGCCATAATCCTCTAGTATGTGTATTTACCATATAAATAGGGCGCAAATAGACCACGTTGTAAAATTGAACCTTTCTTTTCTTCATGAGGAACTTCACCAAGCTCCGTTGAATTTTCTGCATCGGGATCTAATAGTAAATCGTTCTCGATATCTTCATGATCACTCATAGACTGCATGTAAGGCTTTTCAGAATTTATCCATTGAGAGATCTCATACAATGCTGCCTTGATTGGATCTAGTTTTTTCGATTCGTGTAGCTTTCCCTCTAAGGAGCCGTATACATTACCGCCTTGTATTGAATCGTATGCGACAACCCCTTTCTTTTTAAGGTGAGTGAATAAACGATCCTCAGCACCATATACAACCTCAGACATTAGGTCTTTCGCAAAAGCAACAATTTTCTTTTTTTCAACCATAACAATTATATCGATATCTGTATGATCAAAAATCATAAGGTCGCCATTTAGCGCCTCTCTCATCATCAGTTGAAATTCAAGCATTTGCTTTTTTGAGTTTTCAATATTTATTTTTATTGAATCTTTTATATCAACCTTTACTTTCTCAGGCGTTGGTTCGATTTTTACTTTAATAGCCATTATTCTACGATCTCCACTAAAAGGTCCTGAATGTAAAAAATATCCTTAACCATATTCTCAGAAATTGGTGTATTTTTAAAACTATCCAATTTAGATAAAACTTGCTCTGTTTTGGCCAAAACGGCACTATTTTTTGAATTTTGTTTGTTATTGGTATAACTCATTAGACCAGATTTTAAACGTGAAATTTCTTCGTTTAAGAACGTTTTAAGCCCAAGCCCGTTATCTGAAAAAGAAACAATATAATTCATGAGAAGGTCTTTCTGTTCTTGTCTGAGGGTACGACCATACGTTTGGTTAAATTTTTCAGTAAAAGTTTTATAAGTCAGATTGTCTATATGCTTCATCTGTACCTCTTCTTTCTTCTCAGAGGTTAGGAGCCCTACTACCCTAGATTCTATTAACAATCGGCTCTTTGCTTTCATAGTATTATCTTGTAGATACTGCCCAATCGAGGCCAAGTCTTTATAATTTGCGATAAAGTTGGCGAATACTTCGTTTGATAAAGTTTCATTAATTTGTTTTAGTAATTTTGTTTGCGCATTAAAAACTGCTTTTCTATCTAAATTATCAAAATCGACTTTGCTTTCAAATAAAAACCTTTTTGCAAAATCCTTGGAAAGTTTATTAGATTCTAGAATACATTTGTATATATCCAACTCTGCTTTAAGGGCTGACCCGTTCTTGAAATTTTCTTTTATAATGGCCAAGATGTTTTGCTTTTTACCATTCTGTTTTCTTACAACTGCTTTTGTTAATTCTTTCACAAGACATTCGTAAAGAAAAGCGGTATTTCTTTTCTTATTGTGTTTCATGGTCTTTCTTCTCCGTTTTCATTAAACTCTCTAGAAGACTGTTAATCTCTTCTTTCGTATTAAATAGTTTTCTTTCTTCAACTTTATAGTTTTCTGTTATACCCTTTGATAGCTGCCTTAGATCGCTCGCTCCCATAAAAATACTTCTACTAGTGTTTCCGTATTCGCCGGTTGCCTTGTTTTTGTAATTCTTTTTACGGCCCCCTTTATCATAGGTGCTTTGGTGTCTTTTGTACTTACCTCTTCTGTATTGAGCATCGTCTCTCTTAGCAGGAGGTTCAGCCAATAGGGTTTGCTCCTCAGGTTTACCACCAGCCTCAGGCTTCGCTGCATCAGTGCCTCCGCCGGTAGCTGCTGTGTCTCCTGCTGCGGCTCCTGCTGTATCTCCGCCGCCAAGATCTCCAAGGTCTCCACCAAGGTCTCCGCCAAGATCACCACCTCCAAGATCTCCGAGACCACCACCTGCTGCTGCGTCTCCGCCTCCCTCGGCCGCAGAGCCTTCAAGCTGAGTTGAAAATTTCTTGTCGTAAAACATTTCTCTCTGGTTTCTAATGAACTCATCTTCTGATATACCGAGCATGTTTTGAGCTACCCAGCGCTTGCTGAAGTATCCCTCTGTGGCTGCTCCTGCTGCTTCAAACTTAACTTTCCAGTGTTCCAACTCCTGAAGTTCGGCAATCTTTGATGGATTGTTAAGATGAAGCGAAAAAGAAAGAAGATCATCGTTTCTATATCCAAGAGTGAACAGGTGAATGATTCCAATCTTTTCTAATTCTGATATAACAACCCTCTGTAATCTTTGGATTGTTCTAGAAAATCTTATGTCTTTTTGGGCTAGAGTGGTTTTATCTTCTTGGGCGCCTTCGCCCATTGTTAAGTAAGATTGTGGTATTTTTAAAGCGGCAAACAGTTTGTCTTTTAAATATTTGACGTCTTCAACTGTTCCGGTAAATTGGCCTCCGGGCAAGTTTATAATTTCTGAAGCGGTACCACCTCTAATTGGAATAAAATAATCCTCTTCGATAGACAATGGGTTATAGCGAAGATCAACACGTCCGGTTTTTGGGTCAACGACCTGATGTCGCTTCATCTGGGTCATGACCTTTTGCATGTATTGCTCAACATCTTGAGGTGCGATATTTCCGACGTCAATCTTAAAAACTCGTCGCTCTGGGGATCTTACAATACGATAAGCCATCATAGCGTCTTCAAGGAGAGTTAGCTGTCTCCAGATACGACGAGAGGGCTCAAGCACAGATGTACCATACGGAACGTTCTTATCATTACCAAGCACTCGAAAGTGGGCAACTTGCCAGTTCTCTAATGTAAGACCGGCAGTATTCCATTGATATTGCACATAGTTAGGATTTGTCTCATCTTCACCCTCAAGTCGCTCAACCTCTTGTGACGGAAGGCCAATGCAGCTTCTAATCCCAGCTACCTCGTCTATATCTAAATATAAGAATAAATCTCCATACTTACACATCGTTCGAGACCAACCAAATAAATTATGATTAATATTTAGAACATTAAAATACAGAGAATCTAAAATAGACTTTATCTCTTCATTTGGGCACTGTATTTTTATCATGGGGTTTAGACCCGAGTATGTGGTCATCTCATCAGCATAGATATCCAGCGCAGACGCAATTATTGGCTCATACTCCATTTCATCAAAATCAACATATCTTTCTGCTCTATTTCTATTTGAAATCATATTAGCAGTCAGAACATTCATTGGATTATATTCTGCCTTTTTAAATTGCTTTCCACTAGCAGACTTAAATTTGCTTGCATATATATCCAAATGTCTTCTTCTTAGTTGTCTTCCTGTCTGAGTTCTTCTGTTAATTATCGGCCCAGAGAACAACTTCGTCAGGGACCTAAAAAGATTGCTGGTTTCGTTATACGGGTTATTACCTTTTTTTCTATATTTTTTAGCCATTTAATCTATCCTTTGTAAATCCATAAAAAATCTTTTGTTTTTTGTATCTCATCTTTGTACTGTTGTTGATGTGTTTGCGAAAAACCTTCCATACCTTTTATAGTAGTATTTAGTTTTGTTGTGTTCAAATACATCGAATTCATCATTGCTTTTTTGTATTCTTGGTCTTTTTTATTAACTTGTAAAGCCGTGTCTCTGACCCAACAAGTTATAGCAAGCGCCATAACCAAGTCGTCATTGTAACTTCTCATCGCCTGTGGTTTTCCGTTATTCCATATAAATGTTTTAAATTCATGGAAAGATCTAGAAGAATAAATCTTTATCATTTTATTTCTAATAAATTCTTCCAGCTTGGCCACAATCAATGGCCTCGTTTTTGTTGAAGTCGTAAACCCTGCAACTGCGTTGTTCATACTCTCCCCTTGGATTTGAGACACGAATTCATGAGTTGCCTTTACAGAGTAATACAAGTTTTGATATCCTAAGCTTATTAGCTTTTCAAGTATTGAGATACCTATACCGTTATTCTCAACCACTAATAAACAATTGCCGTATTCACATCCAGCAGAATATAGCATTTGAGCATACATGTCTAGATTTGGCTTGCCTTGATACTCAGCTACCACTTCCATAGTTTCAAGCTTTAAGACGTGAAATACAGAGTTGTCTCCGCCGTCTCCACGGGCAACGTCTGCAACGAGCAAGTAAGTGTTGCCCTCTTGGTATTTTTCCCAAATCCAAAAATTGCGATCATGCCCGGTCCTATAGTCTGGGTCTTTGATGCATTTGTGTATCCAAGTTAGGTCATCTGGGTGGATTACCGTGTCTCCGGACGTATTGAAATTGCAAAGTAATTCTTGCGCAATTTGTCTCTTAGACATGTTCTTGGTTTCTTTTTCAAACCACTCCGCGTTTCTCTCGGGATGCACATCCCACATAAGCTTTATTGGGTTAAAT